AAAACATTAATAGCTAATGGTTTTAGTTTTAAAAATTCTATAGTTATGGCTACTGCTAAAAAAGATAATTGTTCTGTTGCAGTTACACATAGTGGAGATAATTTAGACTTTTCTACTCTAGATGCAATTAGTGGAAATGTCCAAAATGGTATTTGCAAAGTTGATTTCTTTATACTTTTGAAACAATAGAAATTTAGAATTAATATCCTATTGCAGTACAGAAAAACTGACCTGTTCCAATAGCATTATTTGCTTTAAAACCATTTTTATCAAATGTTTCTAAAGCTGGTTCTGTATTTCTTATCCCATCATTTTCTGTAAGAATACATACCAGGCATTTATTTGGAAAAGGAGTATAAAAGTTGTATCTATTTAGCCCTGTTTTTGAAGGATAGCTAAAAACTTTAATTATAAGTCCACCTATGTTAGCTCCAAAATCTCCATCTCCTTTATTTAATCTGACTAAATTTTCCACTATGGAAAATCTAGTAAAATTTGATAGTGGAATTACTGGAAATTATACTACACTTGGAAGTTATACTTATAATTTTCCAAAGAGTTATAAACAAGTTTTAGGAGTTGCTATAAACATTTACAAAACTGGAACAGCAACTACTCTAGAAAATGTATACTTGAGTGGTTTCAATAATGCAGGATTTACATTTGTAAAAGACTGTGTTGATAACTCAAAAGCTAATACTGTAAAAATAGCTTATACAGTCTTTTATATCTAATCTTAAATTCTACCAATTAAAAGAACAGTGAAACCAGCATTTACATTAGCAACTTCAAATGTTTGTGTCGCAGAATTATACCAACCAACGACAGGTTGTCTATTTGTTGCATATAAGTCACCGTTATTATCTTCCAAAGATATAAAAACTCCATCTTTGAATGGAATAGGAGATTTTATTGTAGTTTTAGCATAATCTGTAATCACACCAATACTCATCATACAAGTAGCGAAATTCCCTATTTGTGTAATATATGAAGAGCAAGAACTTATATTAGTCATACCTGTCGTTCCCGTAACGACTCTATGAGTGATTAGATTTTCCACTTTAGTATTTGGAAAATTTGTCAACTTTTAAAATTCAGGAATTATACTCAACACCTGCTGGTGTTAAATTTACTATATTTCAGTATGGCAGTTTAATTCTTATAGCTGCCTATACACATGGTACAGAAAAAATAAATTATGGAACTACATATAAATGCAATTTACCTTATGATTGCTACAATACAGCAACAGCTATAACAGGAAATAATGGAAGTAGTGGGCAATTTAGCTTAGTTAAGAATGTTTTAATGGTTGACTCTACTGATAATCAAGCACCTCTTAGAAATACATTTATGGGGCAATTAACAACTTTTTTAAAATAAAATTTAACTTAACTATTTACAGATAAAAGCAGTGCTTGACTATATACATAAAATAATTACTAGCTATAAAAAACTTTAGTAGTATAAGCACTAAAAGCTACAATATTTGAAGAAATAACACCGTTTTTAATAGAAATTTTATGAGGTTGATAAAAATATATATTTTGAGAATTTCCAAGCATATAAGTTAAAAAATCTCCATTTAAAGTTAAATTATTTCCAAAATTATAGATTGATCCGTCATTCCCTACTCTAAAATTAGATTTTACTAGCAAATAGCCATTAATTATTGTATTAGTATCATTACGATATTTTATAACAATTGTAAAATTAGAAGTATCCACCTCTATAATTTTAAATAAATTTTCCATTATTTTAAGAATTGTATAATGAACCTATTAAAATTAGGAGGTTTAGTTATGCAATTAACAGTTTTAGAAAATTTAAAAAAAGAAAATGTGGATGTGTATTTAGAGTATCTAAATAGTTGCAAAAGCAGCAATTGGGATACTTGGGAAACTACATACAAAACTTACTGCAATAATTTTAAGTTATTTTTAGTGTGGTTTCAGAAGTCTTATAAAAATAAGCTGTTACTAAGCAAAGAAACGTTACTAGAAATGCCAACTATCATAGAATCTTATCGAAATTATTGCAGGAGTTTAGGAAATAGTAAAAGAACTTTAATGAATAAGACTACGGCTATATCAACATTTTACGCTTGGTGTGTTAGAAGAAATAAGATTAAATATCATCCTTTTGACAGTAAATTAGATAAGCTTAGATTTACAGAAAAAGATAAGGTTAGAAGCAGTTACTTTCTTACAACTGAGCAAATACTCACAGTTAGATTGTATATGCAAGTAGAGAGTGAGAAATATGACTTGCAAGACAGGATATTATGGGAATTATTCTTAGACAGTGCTTGTCGGATTAGTGCTATACAGAGTTTAAAGATGGAACAACTAGACTTAGAAAATGGCTATTTTATAGATGTTAAGGAGAAAGAGGGCTATATAGTTAACGCATTCTTTTTCCAAAAATGTAAGGAATTAATAAAAGAATGGATGCAATACAGAACAGAAAATGGGATAGATGTAGATTGGTTCTTTGTTACTAAGTATGGAAAAATCTATAAACAAATGACTCAAGGAGCCATTAGGAATAGAATAAAAAAGCTAGGAAAAATTTTAGATATTGAGGATCTATATCCTCACACTTTAAGAAAAACTGCTATAAACTTAATAAACAATTTGGCTGGATTAGGACTTGCATCTAGCTATGCAAATCACTCTAGTAGTGGAGTTACAAGTAAGCACTATATAGCTAAAGCTAATCCAACAGAAGTAAGGAACAGCATTATAAATGCTAGGAAAAAATTAGGTATTTTTTAGTTAAATATTATAGAGATTTTTAAATTTATTTAGTTTTTTATATTTAAAATTGCAGATTTGAGTGTCTTAAATGTAAAAATCTTAGAAATTATATTTAAGAAAAAATATAAAAATATGCTCAAAGCTACAAAATAAAACTATAAATTCTTTATAAATTTAAAAATCTATACAAAATGAAAGGAGAAAAAATATGTTCTATATATACACAAAAACTAAGAGGGCAGAGGTAAAGTTTTCAGTTAATCTAACTGCAGAAGAAGTTAGAGACTATATGAATAATAATTTATTTTTAGATTATCCTGACCTTAATAAAGATGACTATATTGTAGTTGAAAGCAATGAAGCATTCAAAAATCCAACTTATGATCCTTCAACTAATATGATAAGAGAAATGTCAAGAGAAGAGCTAATTGAAGAAGGAATAGAAGTTCAATTAGAACAAGGAGAAGTTGTAAGGGATAAAAAAATTATAAGAATCCCTAAACCAAATAAAAATGAAAAATATTTGACTTGGAATAGAGAAACTGCTGTATGGGAGTATGATTCAAAAAGAGAAAAAGATGATTATTTTAATCTAGTGGATCAACTAAAAAATGAAGCATTAGAGTATGGGTTTGATTATAAAAATCATAGACAAAGATTAAGAACAAAAGATTTAATATATATGGAAATTTCTATTAAATCATTAGAAATTGGGAAAAAGAAAACTAAAAAAGATTTAAAATCTACCTGGTATTTTCAAGATGGATTTGGAATGCCAATGTCAGTAACAGATTTAGAAGATATGATGTTTTCAGGAACAATGTTTATTCAATCAATATTTAATACAGAAAGTTTTTTTAAAACAGAAATTGAACCTAAAGAGTTAACAATATCAGAATTTAAAGACAAAGTAAATGAATTACATAATTTAGTCATGAAGGCTGTAGGAGGTAACGAATGAAGATAGCACTTATTATTGGACATAATAAAAGATCTGAAGGAGCTTATTCACAAATAGTTGGTAGTGAATATGGTTATTGGAAAAGAGTAGCTGAAAAAATAAAAACAGTTATACCTGATTTAGTTGATGTATATGAAAGAGAACCTAATCAATATTACACAAGAGAAATGTATAAAGTTTTAGAACAATTAAATGCTAATGATTATAAGTTATGCATTGAACTTCATTTTAATGCTGTTGAAAATAAAATGGCAAATGGCTGTGAGTGCTTAGTTTACTATAAGAACAATAAAGCTAAAGAGTTAGCAATTAATTTTATGGCAAGATTACAAAATATATTTGGAAGTAAAATAAGAGGTAATCATGGAATAATAGAAGTTAAGGATAGCAATGTTAGAGGAGGCTATGGAATATGTAAAAGTAAAGATACTTACATACTTGTAGAACCTTTTTTCGGAACAAATAATGATGAAGCATTAAAGTTTTCTATAGAAAGTGATGTTGTAAATTTATTTGTAAATTTTATTAAAGAAATCTAGGAGGATAATATGGCAATATTAGATAAAACTTTAGAGATAGTAAATAAATTTGTACCTGACAAAAATGCACAAGCTGAACTTGAAAAAGAATTAAGAAGATTAGATATTGAAGATGCTAAAACTAAGCAAAAACTTTTTGAAAAGATAATACCTATAACTTTTCCATTATGTGTTTGGATTGGTTGTGCTTGGTGTGCTTGGGGGCTTATATTATCAATTTTGGCTTTTATTTTAGAAAGAAGATATATATTCTTTGAAGTAAATGTTCCTACATTTTTAATAATGTGTTGTGGAATGTTTGGTGCAGGGTTATGGGGTAAAAAGAATATAGGTGAATATTTTAAAGGAAAAAATAATAAAGGGGATGAAGAATGAAACAGATAATTTTTATATTATTAATGTCATTTTTTATTAAGGGTTGTGCTAACAGTGATCCTGGAACAAGTGTAGCTGATATCCCTCTTAAAGTAGAAAATATATCTAAGGAACAATTAGAAGAAACAGTAAAAGATAAAACAGTAACAGTTGAAAAAGTAGGGAAAAAGAAATTTATAAGAAAAAAAGTTATAGAAGCACAATACACAGAATATATTTTTAAATAGGGGGAAGAGATATGACAGTAGAATTTTTAGAAATTATTGCAAGAATATGTGCATATGCTATAGCTTTTTTTATCTGGCTAATTGGAGGATGGGATACTCTCTCACAAGTATTATTTGGATTAATGTTTTTAGATTTTTTGAGTGGAATGTTTGTTGGCTACAAGACACAAAATCTTAATTCTAAGAGAGCTTTCAAAGGTTTGAGAAAAAAGCTTTTAATCTTAGTTGTATTGTGTGGTGCTTCTTTGATGCATAAATTAGTTCCAGAACTAGCTTTTAGAACTTTAGTAGGATTATTTTATTGTGCTAATGAATTACTAAGTATAGCAGAAAATGGAGCAAGAGCAGGATTACCTATTCCACAAAAATTAAAAGCAGCTCTTGAACAGTGTAAAGGAGATAAGTGTAATACAGATTCTTTAAAAGATAAAGAAAAAAATATAAAACCTGAAGATATAAAACAAGAGGATTTTGATAATGAAATTAAATGAAATTAAAGGGTAGGATTTTCCTACTCTTTTTTATAAAAAATAATTTAAAGGTTCAAAAAAATATCTTGACTTTTTTGAACCTTTAAATTATAATAGATATATAAGGAGGTGAGAAGATGTCCACTTTAAAGGAGATATTGGAGATAATCTTTTATATCTTATCCATCATTGTTCTTATTAGGCAATTGAGAAAATAAGATATAACAAGAGAAAGGAGGTTTGAGAGTAATCTCACTCCTCCACTCTCCCCTATCTTCCTTTTAAAAAGAAAAAAGGAGGGATAAAATGGAAGTATTAAGAACTATAAATGACATATTACAACCTATAACATTAATACTAGTTATAATTGTATTAATAAAACTAAATAAAAAGAAATAAGCCCTCTTAGTTAAACTAAGAAGGCTCAAAAATGTCCACTTTAAATTTGTAATTAATTATAACATTTATAACAATAAAAATCAAGGGAGAAATTATGAAAGATAAAAAAAAGATAGGAAGACCTCCAGCAAAAGACCCTATAAATCATAGTATAAAAATTGGTTTAAATAAAGACTTATATGATAAACTTATTGAATACAATGAAAAAAATGGAAACTCAATAGCTGAAACAGTGAGAGAAGCTTTAAAAATATTATTAAAAAAATAAGGAGTATAAAAATGGAAAAATTAGAAATCAAATTAGTTAATAATTTTATAATTGATGTAGCAAAATTTGTTGAATATAAAGATAAAAAAGAAAGTGGTTATAAAAAACATCCAATGAAAGATTTTGATTGGGATTTTATAGATGATAGTCAAATTTTTGATAATGAAGTTTTTAGATATATAAGAAGTTTTAACTTTGAAATGAAATTATTGAAAGAAAGATTATTAAATGAAGAAAAAACTAGAAATGAAAAAACTGAACCTTGGTACCATATAAGTGATATATGTATAAAATACTTAATAAAAATATATGAAATAATGAAAGAAACAGAAAATTTCAATATTTTCCATGGATTTAAAGATATAGTAGAAGATTGTTACCAAACTATTTTAAAAGATTTATATGACTATAATAAAAATAATGATACTTTATATATAAGAGATCTTGAAATCCTAGAATTTTTAGATGATATTTCTTCTGAAAATATGCCTGAAAATTTAAAAGAACTTGCAAATGATTTTGGAAGGGAATTAGATACAAATAATAAACAATATTTGAAAGAAATAGCAGACATAATTCGTGAAGATGATGAAAGTTTTAGAATAGGTTTAAATTGGAAAAGACTTTCAGAAGCAAGAGATATGGCATTTGATATATAAAAATGCTTCTATTCCAATTAGGAGAAAAAAATTAACCGTAAACATAAAATGTACTCTTAAAGAGAATAAATTTTTATGGAGGTAAAAAATGGATATTAAAGAATTTAGTAAAGCAGTAGGAACAGTATTAGGTTATTATAAGGAAAGAGTAAAAAATTTAAAGGGTATTACAGATATAGATAATGCCTTAAAAGAAATTGGAAGAACAGAAGAAGCACAAGGAGCAAAGGAATTAATTTATAATATTACTATGTCAAACAGCAATATAGAACTGGAAGATAGAATAAGAAGATGTATAAGTGATATAATGCTATTTGAAGATAAAGAAAGATTAGATGGAAGTTTAATGTTAGGGTATTATTATAAAGAACAAGCATAGAAGCAGGATTAATTTCCTGCTTTTTTTTATTGAAAATAAAAAAAAGATATAAAAATATCTTGCCTTTTTCTCAATATATAAAGTATAATAAATATATGATAATTTTTTCAACAACTAGCGATAATATTGTAAGTGAAGGAAGGATAATAAGAAAAGACAGAAATTAACGATAGCTACAAAAAAAGATTAAAAAATTAAAAATTATCAAAAAATGTATAATATAATACAGTTCAAATCCCTCTC